TCATTAGCGACACCGAGGCCAGCATCTGGAGCAACGTGCAGCGCAAGGCTAATGATCATCAACGCATGAAGCGCGCAATGGCAAATTCAATGTTGCGACTGCAACAAGAGGCCACACTGCGCCGTGCCTATACACGTACACCATCTGTCACTCTTCCTGACTTCTTCCAATGAAACCCGACTACCAAGGCAGCAACTGGGCTATCTACAACGCTGATTGCGTTGAGCTGTTGATGGGTCTGCCTGATAACAGCGTTGACTGTGCTGTGTTCAGTTCTCCATTCTCATCGCTTTATATATATAGCGATTCCGAGCGCGACATGGGCAATTCCGCGTCTCACGAAGAATTTCTGGAGCATCACCGTTACATGGCACGCGAGCTGTATCGAGTGATCAAGCCAGGCGCCGTGATCTGCGATCATGTGAAAGATACTGTCTTCTACCAAAACAGCAGCGAAACCGGTGAAGGTGGATTGTTTCCGTTCTCCGACGAAGCCAGTCGCAACTATCGACAGGTCGGATTCTGCCTTCGCGCACGGGTTACCGTATGGCGTGATCCAGTGCGTGAAATGCAAAAGACAAAGCACGAACGGCTTCTTTACAAGAACATTCGCGAGAACAGTCGCGTCAGCGCGATGGGAATGCCCGAGTACATCTTGGTGATGCGCAAGGATTCCAGGGGTAAAAACATCGGCGAGTCAGTAACACATACGCGTGAAGATTTCACGCTTGATCAGTGGCAGCAATGGGCTTCGCCTGTGTGGATGGACACGATGCAAACCAAGGTACTTAATGCCAGATTCAAGGCTGACAAAGATGAAAAGCACATCTGCCCGATGCCATTGGACTTGATTGAACGCTGTCTGACCCTCTACAGCAACCCCAGCGACCTGGTGCTCGATCCATTCAACGGCATCGGAAGCACGGGCTATCAAGCCGTGAAAATGAACCGCCGCTACATCGGCATTGAGCTTAAGCCTGAATACGCAAAGCAAGCGGCAAGATTTATCGGCAAAGCTGAAATTGAGTCCGGATCATTGCTACTAGAGTCATGACCATCCAACTCCGTTCATACCAGCAAAAAATGGTCGATGAAATACGAGTGCAATACCAACTTGGCAAGAAATCCGTTCTTGCTGTATTGAGCACCGGTGGTGGGAAAACTTGCATTTTCAGCCACATCGCGCAATCTGCTGCTAAGCGCGGCAACCGCGTTTGTATCCTGGTCCATCGCGCTGAGCTACTGGAACAAGCCAGCAATAGCCTTCGGCGGATGGGTGTGCGGCATGGATTGATCGCTGCCAATCGCAGCATGGATCTGAGCCATGCGGTGCAGGTAGCAAGCGTGCAAACATTGGCGCGCAGGCTGCATAAGTTACCGCGTGATTTCTTTCAGCTGCTGGTAGTTGATGAGGCGCATCACTCTAATGCAGGCACCTGGGCAAAAGTAATCAGTCACTTTGCCTCAGCCAAGCTATTGGGTGTTACTGCAACTCCGATTCGAGGCGACGGCCGCGGCCTCGGTGAATGGTATCAGTCAATGGTGGAAGGTCCATCGTCCAAGTGGTTGACCGATAACGGCTTCTTGGCCAGCGCTCGTGTGCTGGCACCGCCTGGGTTCGACGCAAGCGGACTGCGGAAGCGGATGGGTGATTTTGACGCCAAACAAGCTGAGCAACGTGTGAGCACAATCATGGGCGATTGCTGCAGTCATTACAAGAAACACCTGAGCGGCAGGACTGCGATTGCGTTTTGCTGCTCGGTTGCCCACGCCGAAGCCGTGGCGGCATTATTCATCAGTCAAGGCATCGCTGCCGCCAGTATTGATGGCAGCATGAGCAATGACTGCAGGCGAGATCTACTGCAGGCGCTGGAGTCTGGCCGGTTGAAAGTAGTGACCAGCTGCGCGCTTATCGGCGAAGGCGTGGATGTGCCATCTGTTGGCGGTTGTATCTTGCTGCGGCCAACGCAATCGGTGAGCTTGCATCTGCAGATGATCGGTCGTTGCCTCAGACCAGCACCAGGCAAACCACCGGCGGTGGTACTTGATCACGTCGGCAACACGCTCAGGCTTGGCCATCACCTTGAGGAACGCGAGTGGAGCTTGGATGGCGTGAAGAAACGCGACCGAGAGAAAGCGCCATCGGTGAAGGTGTGCCCGCAGTGCTTTGCGGCAATGGCCAGCCGGGTGAGCAAATGCGAGGAATGCGGCCATGAGTTCACGCCAGAACGCCGCGAACTGGAGACAGTTGCAGGCGAACTGGTGGAGCTGCAGCAACGCGAGCGCCGCCGAGAGCAGGGCTCAGCGCAGTCGCATGAGGAGCTGACCGCATTGGGCCGCAAGCGCGGCTACAAGAATCCTGCCGCATGGGCGCGATACGTCATCGCCGCACGGCAAGCGAAGGTTAGGTGACGCATCGCAAACCGGCACACAACACGGCGCAACAGGGCGGTCAGGGGCGATAATTACATCAGTCGCAACCCGGACATGACCACCTTCACACTTGAGCGCGCTGAAACCAAGCACACTCCCGCCGCTCGCTGCATTTTTGCTCCTAACGGCAAGTCAGTCGAAGTGACCATGCTTCACCTGACTAGCGCCGGATGGGGCGAAACCATGGGACGCGGCAGTGGTTTTTACACCGTCAAGCACGCTCGGGAGTTCTACGCAACTCTCCTCGGCAAGGGCTACGCCGCCGCCTGAGCCACCCACACTGCCAGCCGGGAGCGCATCCCGGCACTGCCCACCGCCCACGACCACCAATGAACCTCATTCGATTCGGCTACGACAAAAACCCCGAGCTCCATCAGCGCGGTTACGCCCGCTCTGATTGGAGCCTCAAGGCTCTTGAAGACAGCCGCGGCTTCGGCTGGCAGGTTGTTACCCCGCGTGGTGATCGCAGCTCGCACGTGTCGCTGGCGCAAGCGATTGACGTTCTGCTGGCCGACGAATGAAGCAAATCTCCAATAAAAGAGCGCCACGCGGCTGGCGCTCCTGCGGGCCACGGGAGCCCGGTGCCGTCATCTGCATGACGCAGGGCGGCCGCAAAACGCCGCGCCGCATCTGCTACATCCGCCAGCTCACTCAGTTTGAACTGGCCACCGCTGGCCGGTTCATCGGACCGGCTGTCTACAATCCGCAGCCGGCAATGCCGCCGCGCTACGGGGACCACCAAACTTTTTTCTAAAAAGAGCCATGCTGTATTTAATGTCTACGACCGTCATCCCCCACGGCGCTGATGGCACCTGGATGATGATCACGGTCAGCACCGATCAGGCGCGTGAGATCGCGCGCGATGAGCACGTAAGTGCTGTCGGGCATCAGTCCAGTGCTGACGCCATGAGCGCAGTGCTGGGTATTACCGTTGCGGCAAACCGGCTGACGGTGAAGCCTGAGCCAGGCGATGAGTTCCTGTGTTTAAGGCTGCGCCGCCGCCCACCCGAGGGCGTAGTGCTCAACCTCCAGCAGTTGGAGGCCATAGGCTTCAGCTGGGCACTGCTGAGGTATGACGGCTGAGAAACCGCCACACAACACGGCGCAGGACAGCAGCCAGCGTCCATAATTACTTCAGTTCACACCACCCGCAATGTTCTACATCGCCCGCAACACACTTCCCTTCACCCGCAACATGTCCAAGAAAGCCGCTCTGGCTCTCTGGGAAGCCAACAAAAGCACCGAAGCCGCAGACGGCGCCCTCTATCAGCTCTGCAAAGCCACCAGCAGCATCAACCCTGTCGTTGTCATGGATCTGGTTTGATGCAATGCGTGTATTAGTCGCCTGCGAATACTCAGGTCGTGTCCGTGATGCCTTCAGGCGTCGCGGACATTTTGCCATGAGCTGCGATCTGCTGCCCACTGAGGCCGATGGGCCGCACCACCAAGGACCAGTAGAAGACGTGCTCGAAGATGGATGGGATCTAATGGTGGCTCATCCGCCTTGCACTCATCTCGCCGTCAGCGGTGCTCGGCACTTTTGGCGCAAGCAGAAAGAGCAGGCAGAGGCGCTTGACTTCGTGCGGCTGCTGATGGCCGCTCCGATCAACCGTTGGTGCATCGAGAATCCAGTCAGCGTGATCAGCAGCGCTATCACCCCCCCCCCATCAGATCATTCAGCCATGGCAGTTTGGTCATGGTGAAACCAAGGCAACGTGCCTGTGGCTGAAAAATCTGCCGAAGCTGAATCCAACTGAGATCGCGCTAGGTCGTGAGCCGGTTGTGTGGAAGATGAGCGGCAAGGACCGATGGAAAAACCGCAG